GGGGAAGAAGTTTTCATCAGGCTTTCCGATGATGAGGTAAGTTGGCTAATTGCCAAGAAAGTGGGGATATCGTGAGCCGATTGCTACTTATTGTTCCAAGCCGAAAGCGACCGCAGTCTTGCGACGAGCTTCTTACCGCATTTGAAGAGACGGCGGAAGATGCTGACATTCTGTTTGGGATAGACGATGACGACAAGAGCGAGTACTCATCGCGCGTTCTAGAAAAGGCATCAATTAACCCTAGGCTGCGCATGGGTGGCACACTGAATCTGCTTGCGACACAAAACGCAGACAAGTACGAATTTCTTTCCTTCATGGGCGATGATCACCGACCAAGAACGCAAGGGTGGGACAAAATTCTTTCTGACGCGATTGGCGAGCGACCCGGCGTTGCATACGGGGACGATCTCTTGCAGGGGGCGAACCTTCCAACGGCCGTAACGATGTCTGCAGAAATTGTGCGCCGCATCGGCTACATGGTGCCCCCCGTCCTTGTTCACATGTACATGGATAACTTCTGGAGGGACTTCGGGGTGAAGATCGGAAACCTTCAGTACCGGGCTGATGTTGTCATTGAGCACATGCACTATCTGGCTGGCAAGGCAATCAACGACCTTCAGTACCAGGAAGTGAACGCCTCCCATGTGTATGAGAAAGATCGCATCGCTTACGAGGACTATGAGAAGACACAGATGGACACAGATGTGAGCTTGGTGCTCCGAAGATGAAGGTCTTGATCACTGGGCACAGGGGATTTGTCGGAAAGCACTTCACTAAGTTTTACCGAGATCAGGGCCATGAAGTCTTTGGCGTAGATATTGCCGGAGAGGCCCCCCGAGAAGCCCGAGACTTCTTCAGGAAAGACGACATCCAATGGGACCTAGTAATACATCTCGCTGCAGTTGTTGGTGGTCGAGCAAAGATTGAAGGGGACCCGCTCTCTGTGGCGGTGGACCTGTCCATTGACGCCGAGATGTGGCAGTGGGCAATCAGGACCAAGCAGAAGCGCGTGGTCTACTTCTCGTCGTCTGCCGCCTATCCAATTGAACTGCAGACTCGCGAAGACCATGTTTCCCTTGCCGAGCACATGATCAACCTTAACGACATCCGAAGCCCAGATTTTACTTACGGATGGTCAAAGCTGACAGGTGAGTATCTCGCGCAGTTCGCGGAAGCAGAGGGTGTTCGCACGCACATCTTCCGACCGTTCTCGGGATATGGGGAGGACCAGGCTCTGGACTATCCGTTCCCATCATTCATTGATCGGGCCAAGCGCAAGGCTAACCCATTTGAGATCTGGGGAGACGGTCAGCAGACCCGAGATTTTGTGCACATTGACGATATTGTTGCAACTGTTAATGCTGCAATTGAGCAAGATTGCCGAGAGCCCCTCAACATCGGCACTGGGCGACCAACATCGTTCCTGGCCCTAGCTGACCTTGTCTGCTCTGAGGCAAACTACCGACCGCAGATTCAGACCCACCCAGATAAGCCTGTGGGAGTCTTCTGGAGGGTTGCTGACCCCGCCATGTCCTTTCAGGTGTGGCAGCCGAGGATCACGCTTGAGGAAGGCATCCGGAGGGCGCTCTTGACGAGTTAAGGCCTAGCGTCTATGATGCCCTAGAAAGGAGGGTTTAATGGAACCAACAACGCATTTGATCTACAAGGATGACGAGCAGACGTTTGAGAAGACGTTTGCAAAGATTTATAACGAGGCGTTTGAATTGCTCTGCGAAAAGCAGGCAAGATACGGCAATTCCAACATTGAGCAGCTTGGACTGCATGGGGTAATCAGCCGCGTCGGGAACGACAAGATCGCTAGGGCACGAAAGTTTATGCAGGGCAAGATTGTTGACGGTCAGGTAATTCTTGATCCGCTTGATGAGAGCACCTATGAATCCCTTGCCGATACACTTCTTGACATCGCTAACTACGCACTGATCGCAGTCGCGTTGCAGCGCGGTCTGTGGGGGGCCCCAATGGAAAGGGATCTTCCAGAGCGACCTAAGAAGTGAACCCGCAGTTTATTCAGGCACTCAAGGCGGCACGCAAGGAAGGCAAGGCAGACGCCATCCAAGAGGGAATGCGCGCACTGCACTCCGCAACAGCGTGGGCAACCGCATCCAAAGACGACACGCAATACCACCGCGGACTTCGCGATGGAATCGTGCTAGCAATGGAGGCGATAGGATATAACCGATGGGAAACACAACGCGGTATGAAGTCTGGAAACTTGAACGATCAGAAGAAGGGATAGGTTACAAATGGGCAATATGGGACCAAGCCACAAACACGGTGGCAAAAAGCGGATTAGCACAAACGGCAGACGACGCCGTAGAAATAACGACGTTCTGGATTGGTTTTCTGACCGATATCGCAAACCGACTCCAGCAGCAAAAAAGATAACGCAGGTGTGGCTGGCGAAATCGTTTGCCATGAGCAACGCCAATTTAATCCCGCTCGTCGGCGGAGAGGAGCTCAAAACCATTGCCGTTGAAATGATGGAGGTCGCATCTACGATTGGCGGTGTACACGGTTGCAAGATCACGCTATCTGAACCACGGGAAGGCGATCCCTATTACGAGAGCGATATGGAAATGATCATTGATGGCATGCGGCACGATGTGGTGATCTCATCGCTTGACCTAAACGAGTTATTGACATCATCCGTTGGATGGATTAACCGAAGGGGCATCAAGTGAGCGCATCTGACCGACTTCGCAAGTTGGTTGAGCATTCTGTCTCGGGGGACACAACTCCAGTTCTAAGGGGGATTGGAATTAGCCAACGAGGGAAGGTTGAACTTTTCTCTAGGCTGGCATATATTGCAGGTATCAAGCGCGCGCTTGAGATCGTTGAAGAGTATGAAAAGGAGCAATCAGATGGCGGACGCCAAGAATCTCGTCCTTGACAACCGCGGGAGACCGCTGGATGGCTGGCATTGCACCCAGTGCGAAACCAAGATTGACAACGAGGTGATGGCAGGCTATCCTGCGACGATTGATCCAAAATATAAGAAGGCAACGTGCCATAAGTGCAAGAAAGTGAAGGTTATTAAGAAATGGGATCAAAAGTAAGGGCTATTGCGATATTTATCGCAGCGGTTATTCTCTTTTCTGCGCCAGGAGCCGCAGAGGCAAAAGCCAAAAAGAAAGATCTGATCTATAAGGTTAAATATGCTTACGGTTTCGCCTCAACAGCGATGTGGGCGCAGGACCGAATAAATCAAGGGTATACAAGCATGCTTGACGGCCAGGTGGTCGCAAATAATAACTTGGGCTCAGGTATTGATGTGTACTTAGTAGATAGCGGTATTGGCGCAGAGGATTGTTCTGGGCACGGGTCTCTTATTTCCAGCATTATTAATAATGAAGAAATCGGCATTGTCAGATCAGCAAACATTATTTCAAAAAAGGTTCTTGACTGCAACGGAGAAACCACAGAATCACAAATCATTAACGTCTTGAACCTGATTAGGGCTGAGGCCGACCCGTCTAGGTCCGTGGTGAACATTAGCATTGGCGGTCCCAAGAGCCAAGCAATTGACAATGCCGTCAACAGCCTTGGTTTACTTATGCCCGTTGTCGTTGCGGCTGGAAATGAATCTGCAAACGCATGCAACACCAGCCCGGCTGGAGCCAAAAACGCAATTACGGTTTCTGGTCTTGACAACCGCCAGTACAGGGCGCTATTTGCCAACCACGGACCCTGTGTGGATATCTGGGCGCCTGGTCGCAGAGTTGATGCAGTTGGCAAAGACGGAATAAGGCTTCAAATTAGCGGCACAAGTGCTGCTGCCCCATTCGTAACTTCGGCAATTGTATTTATTGCTGAAAGAGACAATGTGACAACCATGCAAGCGGCGCTGACTATGTTTATGGAAAGCAGTGATGCGCCCGTAATCAACGGGTATTACTCTGGGAAAAAGCCATTTTCCTTGTGGATTCGCGAAGTCCCTACAAGCTGGATTAGAACCGACTACCCGTCTTTGCTGCCGTGAAGTAAAAACTGCTTCCGCTGAGGTCGGCAGCATAGACTAGGGCGTCAACAAGGTCGTCGTGCTCACCGTTTGGGAACGAAGCCATCTCTAGCTCTAGGTCTTTAATTCCTGGAGCGCCTTTCAGATGGAATACTTTTCCAGATTCATATCTGGCTGCCAGCGCCCTAGACCTAGTGACCTTGTCCTTGTCTGGCCTCACCGCTCGAGCCGGTAGGTTAGTGGTGCCAAGAACTTCCCGCACAAAAGTGCTTTGGTGCTGCACTGCTTCAATGTTGACCGATTCTAGATTGCGCGCGCTTTCGGTCATCTCTGGAGGGTTTGGGATTAGGTATTGTGGCCAGAGCAAGCGCGGCCCGTCGTCGGCAACCAAGTCTCCATCACGGGTCATTCCGGTCAGCCAATCCCGATGCCCCTCGGTGAGCCTTGCCTTCCACGCCCCAACGACATATAGATTGTGCTCTGCGTCCTCAACCACCTCAACACATGACGTGTAGTCACTGCGTTCCGATGCGGAAGATGCAAGGTCAATGCCAACGCGACGAGAGCCAGCGGGAACGGTATCTACATACTTGAATCGGTCATATCGGAAAATGTTTCCACCCATTGCCTGAACGTCGTTCTGGAATTGCAGCATGAAGATGGGGGTGCCCAGCTCTTCGCGCTTCTTGTCCATGTCGGCAACCGTGTACATCTCTGGCCACAGAATGCTGTCACCCTCAACTGCTTTTCGCAGCATCACTGGGGTCCCCTTCTCCTTTAGCCCATTGTAGAAGTCGTCTTCGTGCCATCGAGTTCCGATGTACCAGCGCTTTGCCCCAGGAACAAGCATGGGGTCAACAACTTGCCAGTAGGTGTCCGCAGCCTTCTGCCTCTGAACCGCAGTTGCGTTCTCCTTCATGCCAACCATGTCGTCGCCGATGAGGATGTCTAGGCGAGCGCCGGGCTTGATTGATCCAAGTCCGTCCGCGAAGCATGTTGCGTCCTTCCCCATGCTTGCCCCCTTGATGGTCCATACCTCATCTGTCCACTTTGGCCCCACCACCCCGTTTTGCGCCCACTCAAAAATCTCGGCAAAGTGTGCCGATTCAATGATTGCCTTGATTGCCCTGGAGCGCGCAAGGGCATCGGACAAAACAGAGGTGAGAATGCCAACTCGGATTTTCCCTTGGCTTTCGCCAATGAGCCGAGCCACCCTGTGAATCAACTGGGTGGTTTTTGCGTGACCGCGGGGCATGAGAACAAGCGCCCGTTCGTTCTTGTCTAGGAAGCGCTCCATTTCTCGGAGATGCTTTGGGAAAACAAGATTACTGACGTATTCCGCGAATGCGGCGTCAGACGTCTTCGCTTGTACCCTCAACCACTGTCTGTACTGATTGCTGTCCATCGCCGCCCTCCTCTAGTGCGTCAGCCCAGTTCCGCAGGCGCTTTGCCAGATCCTCTGCATTCAACCCATCAATTGCGTGATCAACCATCTGCATCTGAACCGCACCCCCGTTAGCGCCGGTAAGCTCAATTTTAGACGCTTCATATGCGCCAGTTAACTTTGCAAGACGATCTATGACCTCAAGCTGTAGCTTGAGAAAGGCAACCTGACCGCTAAACGAGTTCTCTCGAGCGGAGGCGTGACCAGCCGCGGCGGCCTTTGCCACTCGGTTTGCTCGTTCAATGAGCTCAACCTTGCTGTCAACGGGACCAATTGCGTCCTCAAGGGCCTGCCTACGCATCTTGGCGATGTACTTTTTTACCGTATCCGGCTTAAGGTCAAGCTTGCGGCCTATCTCGGGCGGGTTTACGCCATTAAAGTGCAATAGGTAAATCTCGTGCTCAAGTTTATCTTGCGCATCTTTCTTGCGTCTTCCAATTTGTGCCATATATGTACTATACCACATAATCTGCCCTTGACGGAAAGTTGCAGGATTTTTCAATTTGCTTTAGGGTTTGCTCATGCCAAGAAGCAGGTGGCCAAGGAAGACTGAAGAGCCTGAGATCAGGCGTTTTCAGGAGGCGTGCATGGCGTGGGCCAGCCAGTCCCAGATTAGCCTGAACAAAGTATTCATTGCTGCTGGGAAAAAGAGAAACAAGGGAATCTGGTGGGCAAAAGAAAGGTTCTACGGCGGTGTCGTTCCAACAGATGACGATATTGCCTGGGCTCGCCTGAATGCGCTTAACGACGTGCTATCCTCAGAGAACCTGGCCGCCCTTGCAAAGCATCGGCGAACCGTGGCAAAGTTTTGCTATTCCTGTGCAAATAAGAAAATGAACGACATTTCCGCTAGGTGCTGGGATGGCGGGTGCCCCCTGAGGCCGGTAAGCCCGCTTCCCCTGAGGCCGGTAAGCCCGCTTCCCCTGAGGAGCATCGTAGAAAAGAAGACCATAGAATAGGCGGTTTCCTCAGGCTATAATGCCAACATGGCACTTTCCACCTATGATATTTCTGCCGACCAGGGGTCAGACCTTGATACCCTCATAACCTACACAAATGATGCTGGAACCGCTATCAACCTGACCGGATGCTCGGCTAGGATGCAGGTTCGGCAGTTTGCTGGTTCAGGCAACCCAGTCCTCAACCTGACCAGCTCAAGCGGGATCACGCTCGGCGGTGCGGCTGGGACAATCAGGGTTTTGATTTCTGCCGCCGCCCTCTCCCTAGTGCCAGCGGGGTCATATGCCTACGACATTGAGCTTGTGGACACGGTGCAGGTCGTTCTGAAGATTATTTCTGGTCAATTTGTAGTTAATGCTGAGGTGACTAGATGAGCCCGATAACGGTTACTAGCGTCAACAGGAATGTAACCATTTCCAGCGGGTCTCCTGCCAACGCCCATGCCACGTATACCCACACACAGGCTTCTGCATCGTCAATTTGGACGATTACCCACAACCTCAACTGCTTCCCGTCTGTGACAGTTGTAGATTCTGCGGATAGTGTGGTTATCGGGGATGTTGAGTATATTAGTGCAAATGTCGTGCGCGTGACCTTTATGGCGGCATTTGCTGGCAAAGCCTACCTAAACTAAGGAGAGTAAAATGGCAAAGTTCCTAGCCAATCTAGACCTTCAGAAGAATGAGCTCCAGAACGCCAAGATTCAGAACCTTGCCACTGCCCCGTCAACCCCGGTTGAGGGTCAGATCTATTACGACACCGCCCTTGACGCCCTTCGCGTATACGCCAACGGTGCGTGGGCATCACTCTCCACGGGCGCGGGAACGGTCACCGCAGTCACCGGAACTGGTGCAATTTCCTCCACGGGCGGCACAACCCCAGAAATCAGCATTGCCGACGGCACGACATCCGTTAAGGGTGCTGTCCAGCTAGAGGACTCTACTTCCAGCACTTCAACCACGAAGGCTGCAACGCCTGCGTCCGTTAAGTCTGCTTACGACCTTGCCAACGGCAAGGCAAATCCTTCGGACACGACGTTCATTGGTACGACGAGCGTTGCGCTAAACCGCACCTCTGCAAACCTTGCCCTTACGGGTATCTCAAGTGTCACCCTGCCTGGCTCAACCTCTGGCACTGCCCAGGTTGTAGCAACGGCGATAGCCGGCACCGGAACGGTCATCACGCTTCCAGCAACAACCGGCACGGTTGCACTCACTTCAGACATTCCTTCCCTCTCAGGATATGTAACCGAGTCTGGTACGCAAACCCTTACCAATAAGACGCTTACTGCGCCTATTGTTGATGGTGCTGGCGTAGTCTTTGAAGGCGCTACGGCTGACGGCTATGAGACCACCCTTACTGTTGTTGATCCAACGGCGGATCGCACAATCACCATGCCAAACGCAACGGGTACGGTTGCGCTTACCGAGGACAAGCTGAGCGCGTTTGCTGCGACATCGTCCAGCGAACTTGCTGGTGTAATTTCTGACGAGACTGGTACTGGCGCACTCGTATTCGCGAACACCCCAACCCTTGTTACGCCAAACATCGGCGCAGCAACCGGTACAAGCCTCACGCTTTCTGGCGACCTTACGGTCAACGGAACGACCACAACGATCAACTCAACAACTATTACTGTTGACGACAAGAACATTGAACTTGGCTCTACCGCAAGCCCAACGGATGCTGGCGCTGATGGCGGCGGTATTACCCTTAAGGGCGACACGGACAAGACAATTGCCTGGATTGATGCAACTGACGCATGGACCCTTTCAGAGCATGTCAACATTGCCAACGGCAAGGTATACAGGATTAACGGCACGGAAGTGCTCAGCGGCAGCACGCTTGGCTCAGGGGTTACCGCCTCAAGCCTGACCTCGGTTGGCACAATTGCCACCGGAACATGGAACGGCACCGCAATCGCCCTTGCAAATGGTGGTACTGGGGCTACTAGCGCCTCCGGGGCTCGAGACGCCCTTGCCGAATCAGGATTCACCATTGCCCGCAAGAAGGCAGGCAGCGCCACTTGGACTACTGGCGAGGCAAAGGCAATTACCCACAGCCTTGGCTCAAAGGACATTACGGTTGGCATCTACGACTCAGCCGACGAACTGGTCTATGCAGAGGTCGTCGCCACGAGCACAACCGTCGCAACAATCACCATCAGCCTTGCTGGGACGTACCGCTACGCAATTATCGGGTAACTAGCGGCACAGCCATCGGGCTGTTAGAATAGGGTCTATGACTAAATTCATTGGTACGCGCCTTACCCTGCCAAATCTGGCAACGGCCCCGTCGTCCCCAGCTTCAGGGGACTCCTACTACAACACGGTTGCTAATACCGTCTATGTGTATAACGGGACATCTTGGGTAGACCTTGCCGATACTGGCGGAGACATCTATTACCAGTCGGGCGCACCTTCCTCCCCAAGCGATGGCGATATCTGGATTGACTCCGACGATGAAGTCGCATCAGTAACTTCTGTCACTGACTCTACAAGCACCACATCAAGCACGGTTGCGGCAAGTGCTACCGCAGTCAAGTCAGCCTATGACCTTGCCAACGGCGCAATCCCGAAGTCCACAGTCACAACCGCTGGTGATGTCATCTACGCAACCGGCTCTGCCGCTATCACTCGACTTGGCATCGGCGCAACTGATCAGGTTTTAGTCGTCGCCTCTGGTGCGCCTGCTTGGGCCTACAAGGCAAATGTTGTCACAAACGCGCAGACCGGCACTACCTACACTCTTGTGCTTACAGACGCAGGCAAGTTGATAGAAATGTCAAATGCTTCAGCAATCACGCTGACTATCCCTACAAACTCTTCTGTCGCCTTCCCAACTGGAACGCAGATTGACTTGCTTCAGACCGGCGCTGGTCAGGTGACGGTTGGCGGAGCAGGCGTGACGCTGCAATCTGAAGGT